ATTCTGGTATATTCTGGAAGCAGTCGTTGGCAAGCTTGATAGACTGCAAACTTTAATCACAACAACTTCACCTTTATTCTCACCTTTTTAATGATACCCTATATTTGGGTTCTCATGGGATTCTATGGGATATTATTCCGCATATCTTTCAGCATGGCTCTCTCATACTTCTTATCATTAAGGTTTCTGTTCAGTGGTGATGGATGTGGCATCGTTATATGGTCTATATTCATACGTTTCAGTACGCTCGATACGAACCCACCCAATGCTATTATAGTGTCATGTCCCTGTATACTCTTTCTTACGAAGTTTGTATCTACGTCTTTATGTGAGTACTTACCTTCATATGGTATTACGTTAGAGAAGCAGTATGTATCATATCCTAGAAAGGTCATCCATTGGCTTAATCTATGTAATGAATGGTTTCTTCTAAATGCAACAGGTGATGGATTGATACCTAGTATGAGGAGTTTATTCATTGTATTCATGTATATCTACGCACTCAAACCTTGTTGGATCATTCCAGTATCCTATGGCTGATCTCATGCGTTCTTGTCTTCTTTGTTCTCTTATGCAGTTCTGTAATGTGTCATATGATGTCACTACTTCCCATTTATCATCAGTGCAGTCAAATTGGCAAGTGCTGTCTGTCTTATACGTATTCACTACTTCCCACTCGCAGTTGGGGCAGGATATGATGTATAGTATCCATAGTACCTTCATACTGCATACTTAGGATATTCCTCATTTGTTAATAGGAATATGACTTCTTTTGTGTGCTTGCATTTACCATTATACGTAAACCCTAGGCAGTCGCACGTAAATCCCTTCTCATGCATTCTCACATCATACTCATTACCTCTACTACCCTTTACAGGCCATGTACTGTCTACAAGGAAATGGTTCTTTGTGTTGATTTCTTTTGACTTATAGTATTTCGTTTTACGCATTCAGAAAAGATACCAACTTACGAGAGCGTGAAGGATGTCTCATTTTACGTAGTGCTTTGGCTTCAATCTGACGAATAGGTTCTCTCTTTATGCTAAATACATTTCCAATCTCTTCCAAAGTGTGAGACTTTACACCAATACCAAACCTCATTCGTAGTATACGTTCTTCACGAGCTTTCAAAGAGGATAGGACATGAGTAACCTTACTCTTGAGTTTAGAGAGAATAGCCTCTTCCTCTGGTGAGTTTCTCTCATCGGCAAGGTCATACCCACGATTAAGAGAGACAGTTTCAACTACATCCAAAAGGTCTGTGCGTACACCTTTATCGTTAAGAACATAGTTTATTTTACGATATCTCTCAGGGTCAGCAACCGAAAGTCCACCCATATCAATTCTCCAATTATTATACTTCTTCATAACGAATCATCCTTTCTTGATTATATTACCATTATACAGAATAAAAGTAACTTTGTCAACAAAAAAATAATTTTTTTTCTCTTTAGAATCAATGACTTAAAAAAAAGATGTCACACTTATATAAACTTTGGGCCACCGAACCATGCAACCAGTGAGTATCTTGTACCCTTCTTTACTGGTTTTACTCTATGCAGATAGTATGATGGAAATACAATGATTGTTCCTTTAGAACCTTCCATCTTGTTTGGCCCATTCCGATTTGGTATCTTGGCTTCCATCATGCCGTGCTTGATCTCTAGTTCTCCACCTGTATAGTCATCATTAAGTAGTATGCTCATGGATAACTTTCTCACATGGCCTGGCGAGTTTGGTATCGACCTTAGACCATTTCCATCTACGTGCCAACTATAAAACTCTTTTCTGCGATATCGTGCTATCTGAATAGGCTCCATATTTCTTATATCAAAGTTCCATTTTGCACTTTTATTCGCCTCATCACACAGGTCTGTAATTTGTTTGTTTATCTTATCGTCCTTTATCCAGCATATGTCTGATTTTCTTGTTGATTGAGTTTCAATATTCGTTGTTCCACCACTTTTCCAGTTGTTTCTTGCAAGGGATATAAAGTAGTCGCATTGCTCATGAGATAGTGCTTTTTCCATAACCATTATTGTCATGGTTGTTCCTTCTCTATCTCTTTTAACCAAGACGAGCTACCTATTTGCGTATGCTCAAGTGCTGGTTGAAAGTTGTTTTCAATGTTGTTCATGTTCTTGTTACCTTCATATGCAAGTACCCAAACGCAGGGCATATCGTGTATCACTTCGCATCCACCGTCCTCTCGAACTCCACCACATGGCCCATTACGTATACCCTTGGGACAGTTCATAGGGCAAGACATCCCAGTAGACGATAATATACAGTTACCGCACATTTTACAGTCAAAGAGTGTTTCCTTGACAATCTTCTCTATTGGTGTAAGTGGAATGTATCGTACTACAAAGCGAAACCTACGTAGAGTGGCGATAAAGAAATTGTAGAACGCATACAAATACTTTGCATTTTGTACTGCCCATATGCGTTTACGATATTTAAGTGGAAATTTCATCTCCTACTTATAGTTTTACGTACTCTTGCAACTCCTCGTATCCACCTATATGATGGCCTGTGGATGATACGTATATCTGTGGAACTGTCTTGAGGCCTGTCTTTTCCTTGAACTCTTTCTTTTTATCTGGTGTATCCAGTATAATGTTGAGATACTCCAGATTATAGTTATTCAATAGCTTCTTTGCTGATGTGCAAAAAACGCAGTTATTCGTGGTGTATATCGTAAACATATCAATGCAGTACCTTGTTTCCTTGGTGTTGAAACTGGCCTTGTTCCAGCTGTTGGCGTCTTACCTCTGGCACTGAATCTTTAACAACATCAAGTAAATGGTGCATATCCTCTACACTCAACTGACTCAGATACAGCTCTAGAGTGGCTTTCATGAGAACTCCACCCATCATCAAAGGGTCTTGATACTTTTTATGCTGGTCAGTCAACCAATCAGAAAACTCTGTAGAGAAACATTCAATTCTATCTTGTATTTCATCATCAACCATTTTATTGCCTCATCATCTTATAATCTATCTCTGTGTTATACTCTTTCTTATGTCCACAATGAGGACACCACATAGCCTTTGGTTGCCAGTTATCTGTTTCCATTGCGATACTCCACCATAGTTTACATTGATCACAGGTGTAATGATATAGATACTCTATACAGGTCATGCGTCTTCTCCTTGTTGTAGAATGTCTCCTTTGTGACAGATAGCAGTGTGTGCTTCATACTGTATCTTGATTTGTGGTAAAATTCTTTCGCACTCAGCGATGCTCTTTACATTATATATTTCTTTTACATCCAGTGTTATATCATACCCAGAAAGCCATAGTGTTATTAGAATCGTTATCATACTTTCCACCCCTCTCCAAAGTCTGTCTTATCGAATACCGCACTTGTAAACGTATCCTCAGTGTCCTCAGACTGTCCACTGTCAACTATGTTCTGTTGATCCATCTTAACGTCAAAGAGTCGCATCTTTGCACGATCTATTCCAACAACGAACCTCTTGTTACTCGTTGGGTCATTGTACCTGTTCTTGAGTTGCTTGACTGCGATTTGATTGAGTTCATCGAGCTCCTCGTTACTAATGAGTGCAAACATGAAGTCAGCAGTCGCAGGCAAACCAAAAGATTCACTTGTGTCTTCAAGACCAATGTCCGTAGATACGAAACCTGATCTAGTGGTTTGTGTTGCCGACATAATTGGTAGATTTGTCTCAACTGCCAATCCTCTAAGCTCTTCTGCAATTGACTTAATGTACATATAAGAATTGACATTTGTTGCTCCTTTAAATCTACTACTGGCACATATATTCAGATAATCTATGAAGATAATATCTGGTTTAAAACTCTTCTTGATTGCAAGTTCCTTGATTAATCCTCGAAAGTGTGCAGAGTGTGCGGAGGCAGTCGGATACTCTTTTACAATCAACTTTCCACTGGTACTCTTGATGATCTTTTCTATCTTACTCTCAAACATCTGCTTGGGAAGATCATGTAAATCTTCCATACTGATGTTCATAAGGTTTGCATCTATACGTTCTGCAATACGTTCTTCCGCCATCTCTAGTGTAATGTATAAAACATTCTTACCTTGAGACATACAATTTGCAGCAACGTGACACATAAACAAACTCTTTCCGACACCAGTACCAGCCAATGCAATATTGAGAGTCTTTGGTGGTAGTCCACCCTTCGTTATTCGATTGAAGAACTCCAGATCAAAGGGAATCTTCTCTTCTATAGTGTGGTAATATTCAAATCGAGAGTCTGAATCAAGCAGATAATCGTGCCCGATATGATTATCAAACCCCACAGCAAGGGCCTCTGTAAGTATGCTCGGAATTGCTCCTGCATCTCTGTCCTTATCTTTTCCATCAATGATTCCAATTCCTTCAACAATTGCATTATATACCGCCTTATCTTTACAGAACTTCTCAGTGGTATCTACAAGCCAATCAAAGTCTACATCTGTAGATTTCAATGTCTTGATAACCTCTACAACCTTATCATATTCTGTATCGTTTAAATCTCTTCTACCTTGAACCTCAATCTCTAATGATGTCTGTGTTGGTATCTTATTGTATTTATCAACAAACTTGGTAATCTCTTCAAATATGGTACGCTCTGTCTTGTCAGAGAAATATTCCTTTTTAATAAAGGGTATCACCTTACGTGCATACTGCTCATTTGTAACAAGTTGTGTAAGTGCTGTTCGTTCAATCGTTGTATTCAAAATTACTCGCCTCTAATTGCTCATCTAAAATTTCTACTAAAATGTCTCCTAAAGCGTTCTTAAAATCTTGTGATGATTCTAAGTCTTCTTCATCATGGCCATTATAATCTACAATATTGTATTTGAAAGACAGGGGCATATTGCCGTTCTCATCTTCTCCCTCAGGCACAGATACCTTTCCATACTGATAGATGACACCCTCATACTCACCATTTGTAAGCATTATAGAGGCCCACTTTTCCTTACCCCTCGACACGAATGTGTAATTCTCTGGCATCTATTATTCTCCTGACAAGAAATCTTCTAGATTTCCTATTTCTTTTGCTGCATACTTACCGATAAGTCTTTCACTCTTACCAGCTGTTCCTATAGTTGCAAGTCGATTGTCACAGTACGCTACACAACTAAAGCGTTCTCCTGTCCCTTGTATGGGCGTCACACCATGTATTTCTCGACTATCTGCAATCACTACACTATTGTCTGGTGCGTCTATTGCAATGTCATATCTTGGAAATGTTAGATATGCACCACTATATTCTCCTTGACGAAAGACACACATGGTTGTCATACCAAACTCTGTATCTCCACTATCCACATGAGCAGCCATCTTAGTTGACTGTCCCGAATGATAACGATTCGCAGATAGAGTTGTAAAGATACCTATGCGATGCTCTGGTTTGATTGACTTTTCTGCAAAGATTTTTTGTTTGTTGTATACGATAGGGTTTGCATTTTCAAATGCAATCTCGTTGTATTTTGATATATCTCTTAGTATCTCAAACTCCTTGGGATGATCCTTTGTCCATCCAGAGGCGTCTATACCACCAGTAAACCTACCTCGCTTGTATCCTATCATCACACTATGGATTTCAGATGCATATGCAATCATACCCCAGCCACCTGACTTAGTACGAGTATAGTATGAGTTTGGTGTGCGTAATTTGTAATGTTCGCCTTCAATAAGTCCCTTCTTTCTCATCTCTTCATGGTCTATTGGGCCACTACAGTTTGCCCTCATGGTACTTGTGTCCTCTATAGTCGCAAGACAATTTCGTACTTCATCATCTGGATATACGTTTGTCATGATATATGCAAGAGGAACATCACTTCCATCAAGAGAAATGGTAGGCTTCATTAATGCTGTATTCTCAGTAACGTGAATTACTTTATCATAAGAGGACTCATCTAGAAACTTTCCGTTCCATTTGGAATAGGTTTCTTTCTCTCCGTGATCATTTTGTGCGAATAATCTTATCATGAAAAAAACTCCTCTAATCCTTCTTCTTTTTTCTGTCTTATCTCCACCTCTGGTAGCGTTGCTTGCGGTATATCATTGTTAAGATAATACTCTATAATCTCTTTGTTAATATGATAATGACCATGAGAGTGTTTGGGAAGGTCATCTGGCCAGTCTTTTGATATCTCCATGAGCATAGGATGTTTGAGTCCCTCTGCAATTGCTTTTGCAGAACTAGCTGCACCAACGAACAGTTTAGACCCAGCAATATATTGTGCAGTATCTAGACCATCTTTCACAGAAACACGTTGAGGTTTAAAACCATAACGATCACAGAACAAATCATACTCATTATCTAATCCAATAAATCCACAATCATAGTCTTTAAGAAGCGTGTAGTCAAAAAAGAATTTGGGATCGTGTTTTTCGTTATTCCAATCATGATATCTCTCTGTTAGATTTATAATGATGTCTGACTTATGAATAGGCTCTACATCCAACCACCGTTGATTAGGACGCCACATTTGTAGATCACGATGTTCATCAAGATCAATGTCACAGTTCATGTATTTAACGTGTTTTGACTTTAGACCCACGTTGGATATCTTCAGAGGGAATTGGTGCGTTCTCACTCCTGCCGCCATACAGTTGAGAGATATTAGATCACACCTTAGCATTAGACGATAAAAACTCTGGTAGTTAGAGAAGTCTATCGTAACTCCAGCTGGTGGTTTATCTGCTTGAATAACTTGACCAACATATGATTGTGACTCAAACAGACGTTTGAGATATTTTGCAACCTCTGGACGTTTGATGAAATAGGTACTCACACCGCCCCTTCTATGCACTGCTGGAAGAGAATATACAATGTCACCGATTTTTGCTGGATGAAAACAGCTTGTCATTTAGGTAAGTCCATTAAGTGTAACGATTCAAATATTCCTACTTTTATTTTCATTTGGGCATACAAGAGTTTTTATAGAGTTCCATAATATCCTTATATTGTTTTTCTACTAACGCATCATTAAAAAATTGGTCTGCATGTTTCTTTTCAATATCAGTTAAGTTATCCCTAAGAAAGTTTTTCATTTCTTTTTCACTAGTTACATAGAACCAATCAAAAGGGTGCCTTATTATATTATTTTCTGCAACAGAAGTTTCTTTTTTACCTTTTAAATATGGTAATCCTTTTTTAGCTTGAGTGTGCCAACCAACACATCTAATAATTTTATTGATATTGACACTAGGATCAAGTTTGTTAAAAATAGAATATGATTCTAATAATTTTTTTATTTCCTCTAATCTTTGTACTGGCAAATCAGAGGGTTTTCCTACATACAATACAAAATCAACAAATTTATTTTCATTACAATATTTCTTAAACATATTAAACCAAGTAGTTTTCATTTCTCCACTTGATGAGTGATAAAGATTTGAATCTCTTTCTTTAAAATATTCGCCAGATTTTGGCAGCTCTCTATCTTCTGCAATATCATTTACGTTACCACTATAGATAATTTCATATCTTTTGTCTTTATTAGATTTTGCATAAAATTTATTTTTGACTTCGGTTCTAAATTTTCCACTTTTATCTTTTGTTAAAGTTTCAATTTCTTTTATCAACTGTTCTTCATTATCTAATTGATATAAATCAATTCCAAGAGAACCATCTTCAATACAATCCTCTATACATACCACAATATCGTCTGGACTATTTGGTTGTTTGTTTTCATTTGGTTTTTGTGTATTTGATATAGTTTTAACATAACGAAATGCTTTTTTATCAGAAAAATGTAATCTAATATAAGCCATCAATTCTGAAGATTGAAATGCTAGTTTTTCTGATTTTAATTTGTTTTGAGCTCTATCTCTTTTAAAACCAGCTAAAAGTTCATCTTCATTTATTTTTTCAGATTCATCCCATAAAGATTTATTTGTAATAAGTTGTAATTCACAACTTAAATCTAAATCGTATGACTTATATAATTGAATAATTCTATCAACATCATCTGGTGAAATTGAATACAATTTAGGTTGTAAGTCTGACTTTCTGTTAACATCATTTCTGTTACAGATTACAATTTCTGCTTTAGTTACACCTTGATAACCTAAAATATTATTATAATAACTTATTAATTCATTAAGATATTCTTGGTTGTATGCTTCTTCAATTTTTTCTTGATTTATTAGTAGTAGTTGTTTTGTCATAATGTTCCTTTCTAACGTACTATCCGTTTTTTAAATGAACTACTACCTATTAAAAAGATAACTTTTTTAGTGGTAATTCATTCTTTCACTATAGTATATATACTATATTAAAAAGGTATTAAAGTCAAGACCCTTTTAAATAAAAGCTTCTAATGTTCCAAAATTAGTATTATTTTTAAGTGAGATTGTTGAGTTAGATTTGTTATCACCAAAATCATAACCAAAAGATTTTGCACCATATTTTTCCATTTGCCAATCTGCATATCCATCAATAGGACAACCACCAAATAAAAATTTTAATTCATCATCTGTAGCAAGTCTTTCATCTCTATATAAAGTCAATTCATTTTTAAACAGAGAGACATTCTCATTTAGATACTTATATTTTTCTGACGTAATAATTGGTTCCTTACCTGAGCTTGGTGTATATTTTGATAAAGAATTATTAAGAGGGCCAGCAATTTCAACTTTCTTCATTGTAAACTTTAGACATTCCACAATTACATCTATATCAATAATATTAGTGTCCTTTTCCGTAAAATAACCATGTACCTTATCAAAGTAAAATTCACCAAATTCTTGTGGTGGGTTTATGTGATCTCCCTTTATCTGTTTTAACGATAATCCTATTGTGCTAGATGTGTAAAATAAAACATATTTCAGAAACACTGAATCTAATGGAGAACCAGCACCTACAGTCCCATAAAAAAGAGGTCTTGTCATTCCTCTCTTTTTGTTTGTCTTAATTACATCACTTCCTCTACCACCTTTATGACATGACAAGTCATAAGTCCACCTGTATTTTCTGTCCTCTACAAATTCGATTATGTTTTTTGCAAGGCCCTCCATTCTCTTAGTGGTTTGGTAGTCATAATCAATAATCATTTCTCTAGTTCCATATTATAAATTTATTACTATACACAAAGTACTACAACTGACGTTATTTGTCAAGAACCTTTTTGATTATTATATGGTTCCAGCACCTTCTCATAGATACTCTCTGCAAGATACTTCATCATCATAGGTGCAACCATCAATCCGATACGTGCCAGTTGTTCATTCAATGTACCTGTGTTGATATAGTCCTCTGGTAGCGTCATGATTCTTGCAGCTTCTTTTGTTGTATACACTCTATCCTCTTCTGGATGTAGATGCACTGCAAGTGATGTCATAAGTCCCTGTTCCGATAGAGTATGCGATGCTTGATTCCAAGGTACTCTTCTTGACTGATAGAATGAGTGTTTCTTTTCGGGTATACTTTTACCCCACTTTTTTCGATGTGCAATAACCTTATCATACCATGGCCCAACTACATCATCACCCACTGATACAACTTTATCTGGATTCTTTGGTAATCTCTTTAGCCACTTATACTTTGCACCCTTCTTCATGGATTCGCATAATTCTACTGCTTCGTGAGAGTTCTCATTGTCAAGTCTTAGATCACCGATTGCATTTTCTATAGTTGGTTGTTCATCTGCACCTTCTGGAAATATAGAATTGATTGTCATCCAAGGCATACCGATATCATCCATTACATCATTGCGTACTGACACGATAAACACACGCTGCCTCTTTTGTGGTACTCCAAAGTGTATACCATTCAGTACCTTATACGTAGTGGTATATCCTTCTTTCTCAAAGTCCTCACACATACGATCTAGATGTTGCTTTGCATAATCCATTGTTAGACCTTTAACATTCTCGCATATAACAACCTTAGGCTTCATTTCTCCTGTGATGCGAATCATCTCCCATGTCAGGTCTTCGATGTTCTGTTGCTTCATACCGTATGCAACTTTCTCTTTGTTCCAACCTTTCTGTTTTGTACCACTCATAGAGAAGGGCGGACATGGTGGGGAACCATCAAGAATGTCCAGCTCTCCTACCTTGAGTCCTGTCATCTCCATAATCTGTTGTCCAGTAACATTCTTGATATCACCGCATATGTGAGGAGTGTCTGGCCAGTTTGCCAGATATGTATTGACTGCGACCTGTTGAAACTCATTGACAAAACGACAATCACCACCAGCCAGTTTATAACCAGCAGATGAACCACCACCGCCTGCAAAGAATGAAATGTATGTGAACCTTTTACGATTTGCAGATTGTTTCAGTTCGTCTAATGTGTATCGTTTGTATCTCATGCCCATTCACCTACCTTAATTGCACTTGAAATGGGAACTTCTCTAAGTTTTTCCCACATTTTTTTCTGTTTAAACCATTTCTTTATTATAGGGTATTGACTTTCTATTTCTCTAGTTGTCACAATACCGTTTTTGTGATTTGCACTAAAAGTAATATTAATATAAGGATATGGTGTATTAATCCAATACTTTTCTTTTCTTTCTAGACGGTGGCACCACTTATAAAAACTGGGCCATTCATCTTTCCATGAAAAGAAAACATCTACTTCTACAAGACAAACAATATTTTTATTTTTATCCACTATTGCCATATCAACTGCACATTCTCCAAGTGGGTCATCAATCTCATTATATGGCCCATTATTAAAAGATTTCAATTGACAATAATCTACAATAAAATCTCTTAGAGTAGAATTTTTTCCCCTAACCATTTTGCGAAATGCATCACGTTCTAGTTTATCATCATAACCACGTTTTGCAAATTGTTTAACATAATTCATCCAAAAAAGTCCTCTAATGTTCCTTGTGTTCCGTAACTGCTGTCAATCAACCAATTCATCTTTTCTACAATAAAGTTTAGTGGTTGAACAAAACTCTTATTGAATTGTTCATCATAGTCTATATTACTCAAAATGTCAAGTTCCTTTGGAAATTCTGCTGGAAAAGAAAATGCACTTGCAGTATAGATGTTTGGTTGTTTAAGATTTATAAACTTAATCTTGTCACCCTCTTGAATAAATGGATACTTGTTCTCTAGTTTATGTTTCTTAATCAGGTGATTGTAAAGTATGGCTCCCTTGACATGGATAGGAGCGCCCTTTGCAAACAAAGATGACTCACCACTGAACTTCTTTATACCGTTACAACTTCTAGGAAATGCAATCTCTTCTGGTGACAACTTCATAAACTCCTCACGAAACTCCTGTATAAAGGTATTTAGCATTTTCTCATCCCCTGTCATTAGGATATTCATTGCACCTTTAATCTTGTCTCTACATGGAGCAGGAGTTGAACTCTTGACTGCTTCGATACCCATCATCTTGAGTTTAGGTTTCTTATACCTTACACCTTCGATGTCCCAGCAGTTGAGGATGTATCGTTTCTTCGCAGTCCATATACCCTTGTCTGCAATCACCTCTCGTTTCATGACCATCTTCTGGTCATATGCATTTACGACTTTAGCGAGGGCTCGATAAGATTTATCAATAAATGGTTCAATTTTATCAGTGGCAATTTTATCCAGAAAATTGACGATGGTTTCTGGAGATGGATTTCTATCCTTAAAAGATTTAGATACAAGCGTATCAAAAGTAATGTACACAGAGTCCGTGTCTGATGCAATAACATAATCCTTTTTATTCGTCCCGATAATATTGTTGAGATATACGTTAAGAGCCCTCTCAATCCATCGTATAGATAACTGACCGCTTGTTGTAATACCTTCAGCGT